TTTCAAAACCTTCAATTAAATCTTTATTTCCTTTTTGTGATTTAGTCTTTGGTTCTACATCAACAGCATCAAGTCCTATTTTCTTTAGCTCGTTTTGTATATGTGAAATTTTGGTTACAACATCTTCAAGTTGACTCATTAATTTATTTTTAGATTCAGATTCATCTAGCTTTTCCATAATAACATCAATTGGTCGATCATCTTCTTGTTTAAACTGATCAATTTTATCTTTTTCCATACTATTCATGGTTTGTTGTATAACTTTCTTAATATAATTACCCATACTTTCACCATTCTCATGTTTAGCTTTAAGTTCTTCAAAATGTTCTTTATCCATCAACATGTCAAAAATTATGGGTTTTTTGTCAGATTTGGGATACATTTTATCAAAGATATTCTCAACTTGTTCTAGTACATTCAGTTTAATTTCCTTATCAATTATAGATTTATTTTTCTTTGGTTTTTCTTCTTCTTCTTCCTCATCTGATTCTTTTGTGATTTTATTTTTTGGAGAATCTTTTTCTAATTTAATGGCAGATTTAGTATTGGCTTTAGCAGTTGATTTAGTGGTGGTGGGTTTTTCATTTGGTGCTTCATCATCGTCATTTTCAAATGATTCCCTTTTTGACGAGTTCGATACGGAGGTTATGAAAAATTGTATGACATATATACAAGCAATTACTCCAAACACGAACAATATAATTTTCATCTTTGTACTGAATTGTGCCATTATGTGAATTTAACATAATAAAAGAAAATATTATTCTATATATATTATCTTGAAATTTATCAAACATATCTGGAATTGTCACAATAATAAGTATTATTAATAATATGATAAACATTAATACAAATTCTATATTTGATATATGGAAACCTGACAATATCATATGAAGTGATACAATATATATTAAGAAAAAAACTAACATTTTTAAACTTTTCTATTATTATATATTTAATAACTTATTATATAAAAATGAACACCATCGAACTATCTTCTTGTACAAAGCATAAATGTACAAGGTGTGATATTGTATATATACTTATGAATTATATAACACCTTTAATGCAATGTCTATCAAATGATATAAAAGAATATAATATGCAGCTACTAACAACAAAGTGTTTGAATACTGCTGTAATGTTGATGTTTTTCTTACTGGGAAAAAAAGGTTTGAAACATGCTCAATATTGTGATTCTCAAAGTGTTATAGAACGTCATCAACAAGGAAAAGATAATAACAATGATGTTTTGAGTAAAATGAACATTGCAGTTTTAAAAAGACCTGTTAAATACAGATATTTGTATTATATTTTAATGAATGATGGGTATTTTAATTTTGATGGGAATAATGAAGGAAGAATATATTTTCCTGGTCATGTTTTTATAATAGAAAAGATACCATATAATAATAATGTATATTACAATTTATATCAATCATATATTAATGAATATGATCTGAAAGGGTTTTTTAAAAATAACAAAACACTACGTTACAAAATAGAAGAAATAAAAGATCTTTTAGATAAGTTGAAATATATAATAAATAATGATTCATGGGATGATAAATGTATACAATATTGGAAAGATTTTACACATGTTGATACAACATATATGAAAGGTGCAGTACAAAAGGATAAATTATTTATTTGTTGCTCTTTTGATAAGGTTAAATCATGTATAAAAAATATAAAACAGTATGCAACATTGAAACTTGATGAGATTGAAAAGCATGATAAACTAGGTGATACAACAAACATATATGGTGATAAACATATATATAATAATCCTAATATTAAACCCCTCACATATAATGAAATAGCAAATAATTTAAGAAATATATTAAATGATATTCAAAGAAATAGAAATAGTTCTTAAAATAAAACATGAGCATATCCCAGATTCCCTTGGTTATATTATTAGATATTGATGGTACTTTAATAGGAGATATCACACCTCAAGTAATATTATATGAATTATCTAATAAACTTAAAGGGATAATACGTTTTCAAAACATAAATAAAAACATACAAGAAAAACTAATAAATGGTGTGGTGAGACCTCAGTTCAAACATTTTTTCACAGACTTATCTTCATATGGTGTTGAAATTTTTATATATACTGCTTCTGAGAAGAAATGGGCAGAATATATTGTAAAGCAAATAGAGACTGTATATAATATAAAGTTTAATAGACCATTATTTACAAGGAATAATTGTGAAATAATTAACAAAGAGTATAAAAAAAATATAGCAAAAGTGAAACCAGCAATATATAAATGTTTAAAGAAAAAGTATACATCATTAAAGATAGAAGATTTGAAGAATAAAATAATGGCTATAGATAACAACAAAGTTTATAACATATATGAATCAAAACATTTATTACACTGTAGTACTTATAATTACTTTTTGCCTGAAAACATTATGATAAATATTCCTAAACATATATTTGATAAACATACATCACTAATAAATAATGTAATAATGAGTTACTACAGTGGATTTAAGTATACAACAAATTATTATAAGTTTGAAAAACAGTTTTATACAAAATATATTGAAGATTTATCTACAGCATTACGTATGGGACAAAATGATCCAGATTTCTTATTCAAGACCATAAGAAATTTTATTTTAAATAAAAAAATCAAAACCTTTAATGAATACGTTGTACAATATCTAAACAATAAAATAGATCATAGTAATAAATGATAATATTATCATTCGATATTGGGATTAAAAATATGGCTTATTGTTTAATGGATATAGAAAATGATAAAATATTATTATGGGATATAATAGATATAGGTGGAGATAAGAAAAATGATTTGAATCAAATGTCAACGAACCTTATAGAATTCTTAGATGATATGTTAATAAAACAATTATGTGATATAAATAAATTAGAAGTATTAATAGAGAATCAACCAGTTATGAAGGCACCAACAATGAAAAGTATACAAATGGTAATATACACATATTTCAAAATTCAACAAGTACATGGTTCCTTAAATGCTAATATTTATTTAGTATCTGCTAGCCGTAAGAATACATATATGAAATCAAAGGGATATGATATAAAAGCAAAGACATATAAATCTAATAAAGATAATTCAATATTATTTGTCAAGGATTATTTGATAAAGCAGAATGATATTGATAATATAAATAAGCTTGAAACGTATAAGAAAAAGGATGATTTATGTGATTCTCTGATTCAATTATTATCTTTTTACAATAAATAAAAATAGCTTGCGTTATAATTATATAAGATATTTGTGAGAGATATTTAATTAAGAAAAATGCAAGATGATTTTGATAGAGATATGGGATTAGATCTTCTCATGAATCCTAGAAAGAAAACGGGTAGTGATAATATTTCCGTTATAAGTTCAAGAAGTTCTCGTAGTTATAGGGATAATGATAATATTAGTATAAAAAGTTTGGAGATAAATCCCAATATTATAGATGTGAATGTGAATGAAAATTTGGAGGAAAGTGATATAAGTGTTGATGATGGTGATTTTACTGAATCTGGTAGTGAACATTCATATATTTCAAAAGAGAGTGTTAGTTATAATATGAAGAGTGGACGTAGTGATATCAGTGAATCTAGTGAATCTTCCAGGAATTATGTGAATAGAAAACCAAAAATATCAGAGGAAGAAATAATGAATTCTAAGCGCGAATATCTTTATCAATTTGATAGGCTAGAAAAAAAAGGTATAAGGTTACCTAGAAAATTTACTATGGCTTCTAGTTTGGATGAAATGAAACAGGAGTATGATAGACTAAAAAGAGATAAAGAGATTGATAGTAGTGTAAAGTTTCAAAGAAAGACTATGATTACTATTGTATCAGGTCTTGAATTATTAAATAACATGTTTGATCCAGTTGGTGCAAAGTTGGATGGTTGGTCTGAGAATATAAATGAAAGTATAGAAGATTATGATGATATTTTCGAAGAATTACATGATAAATACAAGGGTAAGGCAAAAATTGCCCCAGAACTGAAACTATTAATGATGTTGGGTGGAAGTGCATTCATGTTCCATATGACTAATAGTATGTTCAAGTCACAGATGCCAGGGTTAGATCAAGTACTCAAACAAAACCCAGAGCTTGCTAAACAATTCGCAGCGGCCACTGCCAATACAATGCAACAGAATACATCTAATCCTATGATGAGTGGATTAGGTAGTATGTTTTCATCAATGTTTGGGGGAGGAGGATTATCAGGATTATCAGGATTGTTTGGTGGTGGAAATACTAAACCACAAAATACACAACAACAGTATACACAACAACAGTATACACAACAACAGGAAGAAATGTATCAGCAACCTAGACCATCAATGAAAGGTCCATCTAACATGGAAGATATATTGAGGGAAATGGAAATACAGGATACATCTGACCGTGTAGAGATGTTATCAACTGTAACAGAGTCTGAATTATCTGAACTAGAGGATGATGCAAGCATAAATAATCTTTTAATGAACAAAAAGACTAAAAGAGGTCGAAAAATAAATTTAGATATATAAGTGCGTCATTATTATTATATAATTTGCTACAGTGAATATATTAGTTGATTAAATAATGGATAATATACAAAATAATACACTACAAGCCAATACACTACAAGCCAATACACTACAAGACAATACACTACAAGCCAATACACTACAAGCCAATACACTAGATAATTTTTTTCAACCTTTAAATATAATTGAAGGAGAAACACTTGTTGATGTTTTTGATCAAGATAAAACATTTGATGAAATTTTAGAAATACGTATGAAGATGCGTGATGCATTGGTATTAATAAATGATGAAGATAGTGTCAATGGTAACGGAGGATCTAAGGATGGAGATGGAGATGAAATATCCACATTATATAAAACGCTACATAATGCACAAAAGTCACTAAAAGATAATATACTAAGCTTTAGTAAATTAAAAGATGAAATGAATAGCTTAGAGAATCTAAAGGAAGTATGCTTTACATTATATAATGATGTTTCTAGGAAAGTTGATCATATTAATATTATATTAGAACTAAATGATGATATATTAAGTGGTCAAGAACTTAAAAATCAAATGACTGAATATAATAAATTAACAAAACAACTCATTGATAACAAAATTGAAGATATATCTAATAAATTAAGAATACACAAAAAAGAAATCAAAAGACTAGGTTTTCTTTATTCATTTCAAAAAAATAAATCTATTGGCTATCCTTGTCCTGTATGTCTTTCAGCTGAAGTCACAGAGTTTTGTCAGCCATGTGGTCATACATATTGTAGTACATGTTTAAGATCTACTTATTGTTACATATGTAGAGTTAGAATAGAAAAGAAACATAAAATATATTTTAGTTAGATCCATCTGTTGAGCCATCTACTGATCCATCTATTGATCCATCAGGTTTCTTGAAATATAAATATAATAATAAAGATAATAATATAAAAGTCATGATCAATAATAAATCAGCTCTATTAAAATAATATGTTATGCCAAATAGTCTTAAGTTCATTTATATTTATTATATATATTAAGCAGAACATACAGTACATACTTCATCCGTACATACGATTTTTTCCTTTTCTTTTTTCAAATTAGCAAATTTATTAAGATTAGGATCAATAGTGAATTTCTGTGCTTGAGCTTTAGGCTTGGACCTAAGATAATATATTCCTGTTTTGAGACCTTTTTGCCAAGAATAAAAGTGCATACTTGTAAGCTTTTTAAAGTCAGGATCTTCAATGAACAAATTCATACTTTGAGACTGGCAAATAAATGCTCCTCTATCTGCTGCCATATCAATTACTGTTTTTTGTTTAATCTCCCATACAGTTTTATATAACTCTCTCAAATCTTCTGGAATTTCATCAATTCCCTGAATACTACCATCATTAATGATTATTTTATCTTTCAAATCTTTATTCCATATTCCCATTTTTAATAAGTCTTCAATTAGATACTTATTCACTAATATAAATTCTCCAGCCAAAGTTTTACGTTTGTAAATATTACTAGTAAATGCTTCGAAACATTCATTAAAACCCAAGATCTGACTCGTACTAGCTGTCGGCATAGGTGCTACAAGGAGACTATTACGAAGACCATAAGTTTGAATATCTTTCTTGAGAGTATCCCAATCATATCTATCTGATGGCTTTATATTCCACATATCAAATTGTAAGATGCCTTTAGATGCTGGAGATCCCTCAAAAGTAACATACGATCCAGGATACTTGCTATACATACAGTCATTTTCAAACTCATTAAATTTAATGTAATCATGCAGTTTTGATTTCTCATTTTGGTCATTTATGTGAATATATTCTAAAATATGTTCCTGTCTTTTCTTTGAGATTTCCATGGATGCTTCAAGTGCCCCATGATAAATTGTCTCAAAAATATTTTTATTCAAGTCAGATGCAGAAACACTTTCAAAAGGAAATCTCATTAATACAAAAAGATCTGCCAAACCTTGAACTCCAATACCAATGGGTCTATGTCTCAAATTAGATCTACGTGCCTTTTCTACAGGATAGTAGTTAATATCAATTACTTTATTTAAATTCTTTGTTATCACTTTGGTAATTTGATGCAACTTTTCAAAATTAAAAAACGGTTTATTCTCTTCAGTATACTCAACAAAGCTAGGTAATGCAATGGATGCCAAGTTACATACACTTGTCTCATCTTTATCTGTATATTCTACGATTTCTGTACAATTTCCCATAATAACACCATTGAAAATACCCTTATGCTCAAGAGGCTCATTGAAACAATAGGTATCATCATAATCATCATTATCAATTATCCCTGTAATAGTAATATCCATATATTTTGTCATATCTAATGGTACTTCAATAATACTATTCATTAGTTTTGTACATAAACCAAGTTTGACTAGTTTCATCACATTTACATGATCAATAGTAAGTTTATAATCTTCAATCATTGAAACAATACCCAATGTCTGTAACATTAGTAAAACATCTTGTAAGAACAGTGTATTTTTACTCGAAATCTCTATTTTATTATCATCCAATATACCATACCCATCTAAATAACCAGATAACCATTCAAGTTTACTATACATATTACAGTCAGATGGTACTTCAAATTTATACTTGTTCAACCCCAGTGTATACGCATTTTCCATTTTATTAGCCTCAACATTAATACATGGTAAATCATACTTGATCAACTTTGTTCCAATAACAGCATCTTTTGCTTCAATAACTACTTGGTTTGCATCATCTGTTTCAATATAAAGTTTGTGATAAGGAGTACACCTTACTTCCATACCATTACTGAATTTTAATTTAATAAGTTTCTGCATTTGACCCGTCTGTTTAACCATAGTTTTACTAAAAGTCTTTCCATTCCATACCTCAACATTCTTGTCCTTCAGTGATGATATAGGATAATATCCTGTGCTTGTTAAAATTCTTGTCTCTGGTGCTACACATAAATTACTTGATTTAATAGTACCAAGATTTTTCTGATTACTCTTTTTATTACAAGCATCTTTGAAAAGAAGATAAGGCTGTCCACTCTCAATCTGTGATTCTAAGATTTTGAACCAAATTTTTTGTGCAGGAACTTGTTTTATAAACTTACCTTCGTTTTCGTATTTCTCATATAATTTCTTGAAGTCATCTCCATAAACATCGGAAAGATGTTGACAAACATCAGGACACATTAAGCTCCATGTTTTATTATCTTTAACTCTTTCCATGAATAAGTCAGGAATCCAAAGAGCAAGAAATAAATCACGAGTTCTTTCTTCATCATTACCATGTGGTTTTCTCAGCTCAAGGAAGTTTTCAATATCAGCATGCCATGGCTCAAGATATACAGCAATGGATCCATTACGCTTTCCAGAATTATGAACAATTCCATGTGATGTAAGATAATTATGGTTATCCATCATATTAAAGTCAAATACTTCTCCTGTATAATTATATGTATCAATAAAATTAATTTTGGTTATATTACCACCATCTTTACAGTTTAACAACTCGTTATTATTAAAATATGTACCAGGTGGATAATACATCATGTCTCCTACAACAAGTTCACTCGCAGCTTTGAAAACAACCCGATCATTTTCGTAAACACCAATCTCATGTACCTTTGTACATTTTAATGGTACTTCAATAGCATCTGTATAAATCTTTAACATGCTTTCATCTTTCACTTTATTTATAGATATAAAATTTACCTTTTTTAAACTACCATCAATAGTAATCAATTCATCGTCAATCCATACTTCATCCATACGTTTCATACCATCACTAGAATAAACTAGTGTATCTGGTGTAAAACATTGATTAACATATCTAGCTGTATTATTAAATACTCTTAACATAGGTATAATACCAGTAGAATTTCCATTAGTTCCCCTAATTCTACTCCCTTTCGAACGAATAGTATGAATATTCATACCAATACCACCTGCGTACTTTGAAATTTTTGCACACTCTTTTAAAGTATCATAAATACCATCAATTGAATCTTCTGAAGACAAAAGAAAACAACTACTTAATTGTGGTCGTGGGGTTCCTGAGTTGAACAGCGTAGGTGTCGCATGAATAAATAATTTATTAGACATCATATCATATGTCTGAAGAGCATCCTTGATATCATTACCATGAATACCAAGAGCTACACGCATAAACATATGTTGTGGTCTTTCAATAACTTTGTTTCCAATTTTCATCAAGTAAGCTCTCTCTAGTGTTTTAAATCCAAAATAATCAAAATTGTAATCACGCGAGTAATCAATATAACTATTCAACTTTTCTTTGTATTTTTGTACCACTTCATAAAGTTCATGGCTAATTAATGGATTTTCATTGTTATATACATCTTTGTTACTATACAATATACTAATTGTCTCTGAGAAGGATGGTGATGTATTTTTGTGATGATTGGAAACAATTATACTTGATGCCATTTTTCCATAATCAGGATTATCAATAATCAAACTACTACAAATATTCGCTGCCAATTCGTCAAGTTCTGCAGTAGAAACATTATTATAAATACGTGAACAAACCTTTTGAGCAATATCATAAATATCCACATCCAAACCATTGTCAAACATTGATGTGATATTTTTCATACGATTCAGGACTTTATCAAAAGATACATCTTCAGATTCACCTGAACGTTTAATAACTTTCATTGTATGTATATATACATATATATATGCATTGAGCTTTTAAATAGGTTTAACACTTATGACATTTTATTTCTTTTAAATATATAAAATGAAATCTAATATATTGAAACCATCTAAAAGTATGGCTGCATTGTTAGTCTCATTTGCTATTATCATCATACTTATGATTATTGTATTCTTGTCAAAACAACAGAAATTAGAAGAACAATTTGCAACTGAAGAATTACCACTTATAGAATATAATAATTCTTGTTATAGAAATTTAAATTTTACAAATTTTGTTTATAGTATATATAAAGCATCAGATAGAGCTCTTGAGTCTGATATCAAAAAAAATGGCACATGTCCTCAGGATTTAAGGTCTCCTGTATTATCATCTGATATGGCAAAAATAGAAGAACATGGAATGAAGTATTTACTAAAATCTCTATGCGTTAATTTAGAATGTAAAGTTATTGAACTTAATGAAAACCAAAATTCTAATTTTATTACCTTATACTTCAATAATAACCAGGCTTCCATAGATAATAGTACAAATATTCTATATCTATTTCTTACTAATCCTATATATATAGAATTTGAAGGCTCAGATGCATATGTACCTGATTACAATGATACTTCTAATGTTAAAACAACTTCATATTATACTAATTTTAATGATGGTATTATTTTAGGTAATAAATCAAATATGGATATTGCTTGTAGTTTCAATAGGCTTATTAAGTATGGAGCTACAAGCGCTAATTCAACATTTAATTATCGCGCTAATGGAAAAGCAATATCTCAGTTAGATAAGCTTATTAACAAAAGATCTGCTGTCACTATAAATGCCAGAATATACTTTCTAGAAAATCAATATAATATATCAGGTGTAAAATTATATTTAAAAAATCAATTTCTCCAACAAAACACCAAAAGAATTGGTGTGATCAAAGTATATAATAAATCATATAATAATACCGTAAGTAAAGAAAATGATGAATATTATTTCCATCAAAATATATATAAACTAATCACTAACTCAGAATATCCTATTTTCACTTTCAGATTTGAAATAAGTATCCCTGTAACAGCTTTTAATAATGTTTCAAAAACAAACATGGAAATATTGAAGGTATTTATGGATACTAATATAGGCGCTTATAGTACTTGCACAGAATACGAAAATATGCATAACAATAATGCAAATATATTAAGTGCAATCATCACAAGAAGTGCTATTGTTAGTAAACCAGGAAATGTGAATACTTTTGTCCTCACATTTACTACTACAAACAATACTGAAAATAATAATTGTTCTCCTAGTGTAACACCACCAATACAAAATAGATACAACAAGAGCATAACTTCAAATCCTACTAATCTACATGTTGAACTTCCTTACTCAGTCAATAATGAAAGAATTAAAGTGATTATTACTGCATCACCATACGAAAAAATAACATTATGTAAATGGAAAACAAATGGTAGAGAATACTTTATTTTCAAACGTTCTCCATCATGTAATATAGGAAACAACTTTGCAAAAGTATTTAGTCAACGTAAAGAAGTAAACCAAAATTCAATTAAAAACGAAGATATACATTTCGCATTTTTCAATGAGTTTGTTAAAGATATTAATTACGTGCAGTTAGGCCATACAAACTATCTTGAAGAATTCTATTCTAAGATGTGAATCAATCTCTGAATCAATCTAAATCAATCTAAATCAATCTAAATCAATCTAAATCAATAATCATACATTTATTATTTAAACTCGAAGAGTTATTAGATATTACCTTATTTGATGTGTAAAGCTCTTGAGTATCTACTGTGATTTTTTGTTTTATCTCTATTTTAAATTTATCAGGATTATTTCTATAATATATAATTTTATCCCAAACATCTTTCAATTCCTTCATTTTTTCAGTCACAAAAATATCATCTTTTATAACTCGTTGTATATAAAACTTATTTAAGATCCAATATTTCACTCCATCTTCATAAGAACAAATTGATGTCTGAAGTATGGGATATACAAAGCCGTCTTCACTCACTTTTATTGTACCTGTATAACTACCATCTTGATAATTTGTTTTATAATCATCCCATGAATCATATTTACTAAATTCACACTCAAAATAGTCACATTCCCTCAATTCACAAACATCAAGTTGTCCCTGAATTTGATAATAATATTGTAACGGTATTTCACCTGTAATTTTACGTTTTAATGGACACTTTATCTCTAACATTATTCCATCTTCTGTAATACCATCCGGAGAAGCACCAAAATATGTATGGTAAGGATGTTGAATCAGTCCAAATTCATATACAGTAACATTATTATGTATTGCAGAATACACATTGCAAGCAACCGGCTCAAACATGTTTCCCCATTCAAAAAACTGATTACTCACCTTTATTGTATCAGTATTCGTCTGAACCTTCTTTTCAATAAGCTGCTTTTGAGTACCGAATTTACCCTTCCCTAAGGCTTGTGCAAAGTCACTTGCTGTTATAAGATTATGTCTAGCATTATACCATTCAGGGGTTTTCTGTTCGAGTTTAGGAATCTTTAATAGTTTTTGTAACTGAATTCTATACATACATAACAATTCATCTCTATTTTCATTATTGGTATTTTCAATTTTATCTATCATCATTAAAACATTTATATACTTTAAGCTAACATACACTTAAGTATTTTTTAACATTATATATATAATGGAAATTCATAATATAACAAATGTTTTGTTTGAAAATATAGATGTTGTCAAAAATAAGTATAAACCAAAAAATAAAGTCTTACAAACTAAAACACCAGATGTTTCAAAAGAAGCCAAAACATTAGAATATCAATTAAATAAACATATGCATAATAAATATAAACTGGATACTAAAGTATCATTCATTCATACATCTAAGACTGATTGTATCGAGGATTTTGTTATAGATGAAATCGCAAATAGTAAGAAAAAGAAAAAATCATGGAACTCACTCAATACATGTGATAAGTGGTCACTTGTTAAAACATATTATCAACAAAATAAAAAATCATTTAACGAGAAACTCCTTAAAAAACATGTTTTATCTAATACACTCAAGGTTGTTTATGATAACCAAAATAATTGTATAACAGAAGTATCATACTAAAAAATACGACCAAACTTACTTAAACGTTTGTAAACATAGTTTGAACTATTGGGATGGTAAAACTTCTTTATTATCTCTAATTCATCCTTCTCATTGATTCTAAAACCAAAACTCAATTCTTTGATATTAGGTGCACCTACACTTCCATAATTTTTTTTCTTTGTGATTCTGAATGAACCACCTTGTAAATCCCAGTAACTTTCAGTATCCAAATTAGAAGTTCCCAAATCTTTTGTACCTTCAACATTATATCTCCATTTCAAAAATTTCTTATGCATATCATACTCATTTGAGTTTACACCTGAAGGAAAACCATCTATTTCTATACCTGACTCATCATTGGTTGTTGGTCCATCATTCGGTAATATATCATTACTAGAGCTATCACCAACACTAGCTAATAATATAATTTTATCTGTCACCTTTAAATTCTCTTGTACTACAGTTGTATTAATTATATTACTTGTATTTATTGATCCGGTAATAACCATATCTCCACGTACTCTTACTACACCACCTGAAATTGTGAAAATAGCATCTTGAGGATTATCTTGAGCAGATGAAATATAAAAGTTGAGATTTGATAAAGCGGTATAGCTTATATCTGATTTAGTTATGATATTTACTTCAGTTGCTTTAATATCAATCTTATCTAATGCCTCTATATTCATATCATTACATGCTGTAATATATATACTATTACATGCTGTGGTTACCATATCATTGTAAACTTGAGTAAATAAATTACTTGTTGTAAGATATGTATTTGTTCTTGTATACATATACATTTCATTGGATGTATTAAAAGTCATATTACTAAGGGCATACAATGTAGCTGTATCATCAGGTGAAGTCAATCTTAGATATATATTAGAATCATGTGAAGTAAGATATAGGTTACTTTGAGAATATATTAATGTATCTCCATGTGAAGAATTAACTATTATATCACTCTCTACATCTAAAAGATAATCATTACTTGCAACTGTCCTAATATCCTTCGCCACATAAGTCGTCATATTAGAGGATGAATAAATATCAATATTACTTGTGGTATCAAGTAGTTTAATATATTGATTCTCAAGGTTGGCACTCAGTAGTAAACTGGCATTCTGGGCAGTCATTTCAATATTAGACTCCGCACTCACAAAGTAACTATTACTTGCAACTGTCCTAATATCCTTCGCCACATAAGTCGTCATATTAGAGGATGAATAAATATCAATATTACTTGTGGTATCAAGTAGTTTAATATA